GTAGAAGATATACCTGATCGTGAGATACCTCAACCTACAGGCGGCGGCTTTGGTGGCTTTGGTGGTACAGGCGGGATGTTTACTGGCTTTGAGTTTAAACAGTATGTACACCCATCAAAGCCAGAAATACAAATAGTATTCTTTAATGGTAGACCTCTAAGCCCCATACCAGAAGGATACACATTAAAAGCAGCCGCACCTGTAGAACAACAAGAACAAAAAAGAGAAGAAGATGATAGGGACCGTGGGTCTGACTTAAAAGATCAACCCCCCTCTTGGAGAAATACAGATCCTACTGATTGGTCTACAAGTGACTTTAAACAATACATAGCCGATACAGACAAAAGAAAAAGTAAAGATGTGGGTAAATTAACATTAGTTGAGAAAGCTATACTACAGCTTGTAGGAAACGTAATATTTCCCGGCGGTGGTTTTGCCTTAACTAAATTAGCAAACAATAGCACACTAAAACAAACAGATGGAATAAATAAAAAAATAAATAGTTTATTACAGTCAGGTAAAGATGCAGACGGTAATCCTTTATCAGATGATACAAACAATATATTATTTAGAGCACAGTATTTCGCTAACTTAGCAAACTCTAATCTTGATAAAACAGGTCAAACAAAAGGCACTCCTATCTTTGATCAGCCTTTCTTTGAAAAAGATGATGATGACGATCCTGATACACCACCAGTTTTAGACACTGATAAATTAAAACCAAGTGAGGATGTGTTGAAGGAAGCGTTTGGCGAGGATTATGTAGAACCCGACGAAGACAAACAAAAATAAGGCTACCCGGCTATATGCTGGCCCCACATAAAAAAGGAAAACAAAATGCCAGAACTAACAGAAGTGGAAACCCCAAAGAATGCAGGATTTGTACAACCTAAGTCAAACCGTAACGCAAACAAGAAACGTATAGAAAAGGATGAGGCAGAGCTTAAAGCCCTCCTTGAAGGGAACGCAGAACAACCCGCAACGGAAGAAGCTGCCCAAGAGAAAGCGTCCAATACAGAAGTTGAAGAAGAAACGCTATCTGCAGAAGAAAGAACGTATAAGAAACGGTACGGTGATTTACGCATCCATCTAAACAAACAAACGGAAGAAATAAAAGAACTAAAAGAACAAATAAAAAATGCCGTTAAGGGTGATGTAAGAGCACCTTCTTCAGATGAAAGCATAGAGGCGTGGGCTAAAAAGTATCCTGATATAGCAAGCATAGTCGAGACTATCGCTACTAAAAAAGCAGACGAAAAGTTTGCAAAGGCAGATCAGAGGTTACAAGAGATTGATAAGATCAACGCTGCCACCCAGCGCTCTAAATCAGAGAATGAAATACGTTCAGCACACGCTGACTTTGACGAGTTACGAGATAGTGATGACTTCCACAACTGGGCAGAAGAACAACCTAAGTGGGTACAGGATGCATTGTACGAAAACCAAGATGACCCTAAGTCTGTAATACGAGTAATAGACTTGTTTAAGGTAGACAAGGGCATGGACACAAAGTCTAGAAAGCGCAACACAAAAGAAGCTGCATCACAAGTTAAGACAAAGAGAAACACTAGGATTGACGATGCAGGTGTAGCAGGACAGATTAAAGAGTCAGACGTACAACGTATGTCATCGAAAGAATACGAAGCACGATCAGATGATATTATGGAAGCAATACGCAACGGTAAGTTCGTATATGATATTTCTGGTGGTGCAAGGTAAAAAAAGTCTTGACATAGTAAATTAAGTAGATATAACTATGTCTATGAACTAAAAGTATAAAGCCCTAGTACAACTAGCTACCTTTTTACTTTTACGCACTAAGCTAAAATACTAAGATAAGACCTACCTAGTTTAGTATAGGCCCGACATCATGCACAAAGGCCAACGTGTATGTTGATTGCACCCTAAAATAACTAGCCTCTTTCAAAGTGTCACGCTTATTAACCTAAGCCAAACATCTATATGGAGGATTTTAATTATGGCTTTTTCATCGGCGTCAGGTTACGGCAACTTACCTAACGGTAATTTTAGTCCCGTAATCTACTCCAAACAGGTACAGCTTGCGTTTCGCAAAAGTACCGTAGTAGGAGAAATAACTAACTCTGATTATTTTGGGGAGATTAGTGCGCAAGGGGATACCGTGCGTATTATCAAAGAACCTGAAATTTCAGTACAAGCCTACACTCGTGGCACAACTGTCACAGCGCAGGATCTTGATGACGAAGACTTCAACTTAACCATTGACAAGAGCAACTACTTTGCTTTTAAAATGGATGACATTGAAGAGGCACACTCGCACATCAACTTTATGCAGCTTGCTACAGATCGTGCAGCCTATCGTCTGAAAGATCAGTACGACCAAGACGTGCTAGGTTATCTTGCAGGTTTTACACAGTCTGCATTACATGGTTCACCAGACACAGCTAATACAACCGTAAACGGTTCTAAGTCTGTTCTTACTGCTGGATCAGATGAACTGTTGTCTTCTATGAAGATTATTAAGTCATCATTTGGTAACATCACTACAGCGTCTGCAGGGGACCACTCTATCCCACTGACAGCACGTATGCCCGGTGCTACATCACTGCCAACTGCAACAGCTTCACCAGCAATGGTTGTAGCTCGTATGGCTCGTTTGCTTGATCAACAGCAGGTAGACACAGATGGTCGCTGGCTTGTAGTAGACCCGGTGTTTATGGAGCTACTTCGTGACGAAGACAGCCGCTTCATGAACGCTGATTTTGGTGAGTCAGGTGGTCTTCGCAACGGTCTTGTGATTAACAACTTTCATGGTTTCCGTATGTACACGTCCTCAAACCTGCCATCCGTAGGAACAGGACCCGGCACATCAGGAACAGCCAACCAGAACTCTAACTTTGGAGTGATTGTTGGTGGACATGACAGTGCTGTTGCTACTGCAGAGCAGATCAACAAGACTGAAACATATCGTGACCCTGACAGCTTTGCTGACATTGTTCGTGGTATGCATCTATATGGTAGAAAGATTCTTCGTCCAGAAGGTATCGTGACTGCCAAGTATAACGCAGCGTAAGGGAGGATTGAATTATGGCTACTATTTCTATGTCCACAAACTCAGCCTCTACTTCCAACAATGGCGGTACAGGCAATAAGCAGCTTCGTGGTAGCTTGGTAACTCTGCAGAACGATATTGATCTTGCAGATGCAATTCTACAAAATGGTGGCTCTGCTCTAGCAGCTAATGACATCATCGAAGCTATCGCTGTCCCAGCAAACACTATGATCCTGTACGCAGGTTTCAAAGTTGTCACTGCTATGACAGGTACTACTACTGACTCTGCTTTGCATGTTGGTATTACAGGCACAGACGTAGACTTGTTTGCTGCGTCATTTGACTTAGATGGTGCTTCAGTAGGAGACATTACTCCACCTGCAGGTCTGTCTAGCGGTGTCGTTGCTAACGTACCAGCGTTTACTGCATCAGCAGATACGATTGACGTGGAGATTCATGCGTCAAGTGGAACTATTACTGGTGGTATTATCCGTGTATTTGCGGTATGTGTCCTTATGGATGAAGTATCACAGTCAGGTTCTGCTAACGAAGTGGATCGTGATTTACTCGCGTAACTAAACTTGGGGGCTGGGCAACTGGCCCCCTCACTATATCTTTAGGACAGTGGTATGGCAGAAACATTTCTTACACTAACAAACAAAACACTTGTTAGAATGAATGAGGTAGAGCTTACGTCCTCTAACTTCTCTGCATCTAGAGGTGTGCAAACACAGTGTAAAAATGCAGTAAACGATGCCATACGTTACATTAATCAAAGAGAGTTTGGCTATCCATTTAATCATAGCACAACTAATCAAACTCTAACTGCTGGTGTAACTAGATACTCTTTGCCTACGAGTGCAAAGTATATAGATTATAATACAGCTAGAATAAAAAAAGATACTGACCTAAATACAACAGGTAACAGTTTAACTAAGCTAAACTACAACGAATACATTTCTAGAGACTACGCTATTCAAGAGGATGACGTTAAATCTACAACGCTAAATGGCTCACATTCAAGTTCTGTGACCACACTGACACTCACATCTACGAGTGACTTTGCCTCCTCTGGTACAGTGCATATAGGAGGTGAGCAAGTTACGTATACAGGTATAACAGGTAATGACATAACAGGTTGTACCAGAGGAGCCAATAGCACTACAGCAGAAACACACTCTAGCGGAGTTACAGTTACACAGTTTAGCAGAGGTGGTATACCTAGATTTATAGTTAGAACATTAGATAACAACTATTTGCTATATCCATTTCCTGATAAACAGTACATATTAACATTTGACTTTTTTACATTTCCATCTGATTTATCTGCACATGGTGACACGACAACCATACCAGACAGATTTGCACCAGTAATAATAGATGGTGCAGTAGCATACGTGTATCAGTATCGTGGTGAGTTACAACAATATCAAGTAAACTTTGACAGGTTTGAACAAGGTATAAAAAACATTCAAACACTTGTAATAAACAAGTACGACTATTTAAGATCAACTGTTTTAGGAAATGACACAACAACATACAATCCTGTGTTAAGAGTATCTTAGAATGCCAGATACATCAACTCTCCAATCCGCTACATTCAACTGCGAAGGTGGGCTAGTTCTAAACAAGTCCACTTTTATTATGCAGCCTGGTCAAGCTCTTGAGTTAGTAAACTTTGAGCCTGACATCAAAGGTGGTTATAGAAGGATAAATGGTTTTCGTAAATACGTGAACCAACAGATACCACAAACTAATACTGCATCAGAAAAAACTTTGCTAACTTGTATATTTGCAGACAGAGTTGTAGCTGCTCGTGGAGAAAGAATATTTACAGCAGGTTCAACAGAGTTAAGTTTAAAGATATTATCTAGCACGGGCATGACAGGATCTGGAACAATTACTGTTGATTCTACTGCAGGGTTTAGCACTAGCGGTACGCTACAAATAAACAGTGAAATATTTACTTACACAAATGTAACTACTACTACATTTACAGGCGTAACTCGTGCAACCTCTAGCACGACAGCAGCTAACCATTCAGCGAATGATGTAGTATCAGAATCATGGACGCAAAGAGATACAGGCAGAACTAACGAAGGTAAGTATAACTTTGAGCGTTTTAACTTTGACGGTAACGACAAACTAATATGTGCGGATGGTGCTAACGCTCCTGTAGTATTTAATTCATCTATGAGTGCAACTGATGTAAGTGAAAGTGCTGTATCTGGTGCTAAGTTTGTGGCTGCACATAAAAACTTTATGTTCTATGCTGGTATGTCTAGCACTCCACAAGAAGTTGTATTTAGTATTGCTGGTGATGAAGATGATTTTACATCAGGCTCTGGTGCTGGAAGTTTTAAAGTAGACGATACAATAGTGGGATTAAAGGCTTTTCGTAATGAGCTATTCATTTTCTGTGAGAATAGAATATTTAAACTTTCAGGTGTGTCTGCATCAACCTTTGTAGTCGAGCCTGTGACTAGAAACATTGGTTGCATCAACGGAGATACCATCCAAGAATATGCAGGTGACTTAATGTTTCTTGGGCCTGATGGTTTAAGAACTGTTGCGGGTACAGCTAGGATTGGTGACGTCGAACTTGGTACAGTTTCTAAAAA